GTTGGTCGGAACCTCGATGTCGTCAGCGATAATGATATCAGCACGACTACCTGTCAGCTGAGAGGTAATACCAAGCGACTTCACAGAAGGGGCATGGGACGCAGGAGCCAAGCCTACGTCGAACGAGACCTTACTGAATCGTTGGTCTGTTCTAGGCTTAAGAGCTCTAAGAATTTCCAACTCCTGCAACAGTCTCAGCGTAAAAGTCGAGAAATCATCAGCACGAGTTTTAGAAGCCGAGACGACAAGGATATTTTTTGACGCATCGAGCAGAAGCTGATGCACCACGAAAGCAGAACAAATCCAACTCTTACCCACACCTCGAAAACCCTGAATAACACCTCTTTTAGCGCCATACTGCATATACTCAGCAATGTCGTATTGAATCGGTGTAGGGTCTCTTTTAATCTGCGGTAAAGAGTGCCATACATAATACAGGAAGTTTCTAAAGTCCTTGAGCTTGGTGTCTTGTATGTTCACGTTCTGATGCGTCGTCAAATGGAAGAATATCTACAAGATTCTTTAGTGGGCTGTCTGTGTCAACGCTACAGGTGATCTGATTATCCCGTAATAGCTGTCGAGCTACATTCAACACCGTCGGGTTAGCTTCTCCAGAACGGATCTGATCAAGCAACTCCGTTATGGTAAGAGCCATCAGCTCTTCAAGAAGTTCTTTATTTGTTTTGCTCATTTTATAGTTCGTAAAAGTCCTTTAACGAAAAGGGCTTATTTCTTATGTTAGAGTTCATGTTGTCTAGGGTGGATTGCATAAAGTTGCCTAACGTAACATCGTCTTTGTTAATAAAGGAAAACATAACATCCTTATCCTTCGCTATATTTTTTCTTAGATTAGTGTAGTAGCTTGTAAGTATCTCATCTATTTCTTCGAGACCCTTTTGGGTATACTTTTGAGGGTTGTTCGGATCTGGCTCATAACCGCTTTCATACTTCTTTTGCCAAGCTCGGTCGTTGATAAGTTCGTTAACAGCTTCACTAAGTGTTCTGTTTCTTCCCCTGTATCTTTGCTTATACGTTCTCAGTTGTTGAGCGTAGTAATATTTAAGAGTAACTCCCTCTTCGTTACGGAAGTCTTCCATCTTAACTCCTTGTGAGAGATAAGTAGGTTTAACACGGATAATACCTTGTGAGTCCGCTCCAATTATATCTTCAAAGGTTGTTACATTACTTCCTTCAAAGTTTACACCCTTATCCCTTTTGAAACGAGGTGCCTGTCTCCACACGGTCTCGGTGATCCAGTTGATATCGGTCTCTAAATTCTCACCAAAGTGATTCGTTTTATAGTTCATCGGGGCAACGCCTAACACTTGATAGGCTACTCGGTCGTAGAAGCTTCCTCCCTTCAGATCCACAATTTTGTTATCCACAGTAACCTTTTTAACAATCTTACGGACTTGGGCAGGAACAGGGATGTAGCTTGTTAAGATCTTTTCCAAAGCGCTTGCCGCTTGTTCTGCTGTGCCGCTTCTGTTGTCCGTCAGTTCTTGGAAACTGTTTATTCCGCTAAACAGTGGAAGTTCTGATGCAGCGGACAGCGAAGATCGACGCATGACTTCGAACAAGTGAAGTTCAGGGTCTAAGATTGGTTGGTTCGTTTCCGCTTGAACGTTTCTCAAGTGAAGAAACGCTCCGATATCCGCATACATAGACATTGCAAAAGTAAACGGAAGTGCTGCTCTGTAGTCCATGCCAAGTGTTCGATACGGTTGAATACCATACTCACGCGCTCGTTTTTGCTGATCAGAGCTAAGGAAGCTTAAAGATCCAGTCATGTTACCTGCCGCTCCTGCCAACATTGCAGTGGCTGCTACGGAGGTTCCCATCAAGACCTCTGTAAGGATTTCCTCGTTATATTTAAGTCTATTTATTTTAAGGGATTCAACCAGCTCAAGATTCGACTTAATTGCATTTAACGCATCATCTCTTGATTCCTTGTTTACCTTTTTGTCCGTAGCAGTCTCACGAAGCTTTTCAATAATCCCTTCAACTTGTTTTATTTTAGCTGTATATGGATTTGCTAAAGCCGCTCTAAGAGCAATAGCAGGAAAGAATTGAAGTCTTCCAGCTCTGTATACGCCACGAGTAGCAACACCGAAGAAAGGCATAAGCCCATCAAATACCACGCCAAATATGTTGTCGCTGCTTTTCGTTTTGTTAAACATTTTAATCTGATCGTCCACGACAGAAGTAACAAGGTCCTCAACATCGTCAGCATTAGACGCAAACAAAAGATCCTTTCTTACGCTATCTATCTCAAATGCAAATTCGTTGTTAGCGGCTAAGACTGGTAACCCATCTTGTTCTACCCAAGCTGTTTCGTATAGCTCCTTTGCTCGCTTTTCTGTTTTAGCGCCTCCTTCTGGAAACTCTAAAAGAGCGCGTCGATACGAGTCCGCAGTAATACGGGCTTTAAAAAGAGAGCGTTTAAATACGTCATCAACCCCTATGATTCCACGAACTCCAAAGGAGAACAGGTGACCAAACTTACCAAGCCGAACCATTTCACCTAGTTTAGTAACAAAGGAGTCACGAGCATTTATCCGTATCTGAGCATTTGTTCGCGCCCTAACAACAAGGGCGTGCATTCCCCTTGGAGTTCCGTATTTAGCCCCTTCAGTTTCGTATTTATTATTAACTCCGTCGGTTACGGATTGGTTCATAAGGTAAGAACGTTTAAACGATTCCCAATATTCTTTTGCTTCCTTTTTACTCTTAGGGAACATAGCAAACAAGGCTCGTCCTTCTGACTGAGCAAGAAGCTTTGAGGTTTTGATTCTGGAGGGCAATGAACCGTGTGCTTCTTTAAGAGAAGAGAAAAAACTAGCAGGAATTCTAAAGACTTGTTTAATTCCTCCAACTATTCCAGTCGGAACACCCGCCAAAATGGAAGGAACTTGAGCAATAAGAGACATCGTTCGTGCTGATCTTACTGATCTAAAAAATCTGGTAAACCTTGAAGCGTTGTCTGTGCCTAGTTGGGACATAAAGCTCTTTTCCAAGGTAAACAGCAGCTGTAATTGCTCGTTATCCATTCTTGCTTTCTCGATGTCCTGAAGCTTTTTACGCATTCTAGCTTTCGACTCGTTGATCTGTTTACGAAGCTCTTTGATCTTCGGATCTTCGCTTTTCGGCGGCTTAGGTTTCGTCCCGACAGTAGCTTCCAGCTCAGACATAACTCCGCGTCCTTCGATTTCAGCAAGCTTGGCAAGTTTCTCGCTCAGTTCTTTTGTTTGGTCTACTTCTTTTTCCGCGTTGCGGTAGAACTGAATCTGCTTTTCAAGCTGCTTGGTCTGCTCGTCTTCAATCTTTTGCTGCTTAATCTTCGTAAAATCCTCTGTCGGGCCTCGATCTGTAAACCGAGCACGATACCCGTCGAGCTGTTCCTGTAGCCTCTCTCTCTTTTTGATAAGCTTTTGCTGTATACGCGCCGAAGCATCAGCTGCCGATTCTCCCTCAAGCTTACGTTCAGCTGCTTCAATTTCACGAAGACGAGACCGCATACGATTGCGTATGTCTCGGATGTCTTTATTGACTTGGTCTAAGCTAGTAGGTTTGCGATCTTTTTCTGGCTTCTCAAGTTCCTTCTTTTGAAGAGTGATGTCACTGCTTCCTTCGATAGCGGCTAACCGAGCGCGTTCACGTTTACGCTCTATAAGAGTTTTTAGCTCGTTTCTTGAGTCTTTATAGAACTTTAAAAGAGTTTGAAGACGTTCGATGCGAGGATCTTTAGGAGTCTTTTCTGGCTTCGGCTGGGCCCCAGCGTCAATCAGTTCATCCTCAAGACCTAGATCAGTATTGTTCTGATCCTTTACTGGAGTCGAAGCTACGAACTCTTTTCTTGCTTTCTCAAGACGTTCTTCAAGCTTTTGGATCTGGTCTTCAATCTTGTTCTGACGTTTTGCTAGTTTCTCTTCCAAGGAAAGAGAATTATTCTTTTTCGTTTCCTTTGTTTTTCCTGTGCCTTCTTTGGCTCCTGTGCCTTCAATAGGAACAACTTCTTCAGTTTCTTGAGTAATCTTCAGATCTTCAGCATCTAATTCTTCAGCATCTAGATTTTTCAGCTCATCGCGGACGTTTACAGCATCTACAACAAAGTCTTGATCCACGTCAAAGAAGTCATCAAGGAAATCGGTAAGAAGCTCTTCAAGGCTATCTTCTTCTCCAGTATTTTTCCCTGTTATCATGCTTTTAAGGACTTCTTCAAGTTCGTTAAGTGCATCATCTTCCATACGAGCTCGGACGCTATATTGGCCCTCGTATTTGTAAATATCTGCCTTTTTATTCATTGCTTGAAGACTTCGACCAGCTGTAGTCTCCAAAGTATCTCGGACAACATTAGCCTTCCGCATGAAGACCACTTCGTCATACAGCTCACGCAATACGGTTGGGTTTGGGCCTTGTGAACTAAGAACAGCCAACGCGTTATCCATCAATTCTTTTGAGTCACGATCAAGTTTTTTAGCTTCCCTAGCCATTTCAGGAAACTCTACTTGTATAAAACGAGACAATAATTCCTCTTCGTCTGGAAGATCTTCGCCCTCTATGTTGGTATACTTCGCAAGCTTCTTTCTAAGTAAACGAAGTTGTTCGAATCTAGGATCGCCTCCAGATCCTGCGGCCCCTTCTTCGGTAAGAGGTGGAGTTGGAGGAGGAGTAGTTCCTGCGTCATCAACAGCAACAACAACGGGAGGTTCTGCATCCAACTCGTTGAGGAAGTTAAGTTGATCTTTCGGATTAACAAAGGCTTTAGGAGTCCCAATATCAGCTACATCAGCAGGATTTATATACACACCACCATTAGCTTTAAGGGCTAAGTTGACCTCGTATTGCATCTTTTTATCAAGGTCATTGTAGTTTACAATATCCCCCTTTTGATTACGCAGTGTGATCTCGACGTTAGAGTCAAAACCAGCTCCGAGCTTAAGAGTGTTAAGAGGTGTTATATCAATAGCTAGCTCGTTCTCGTTCGCTGCTCGTTTAATCGAATCGAAAGAAATTACTTCATCACGTCGTGCTTGCATTGATTTGGTAACGTGTTGCATAGCTGCATTTGACATTGCTTCTTCTAGGGTTGAAGCTTTTACTTCGTAGGCAATCCCATCAATTTCGCCTTCAAACGTTGCTTGCCATACTTTACTCTTTTCAAACTTCTTTGTTATTTCACCTTTTGGTAAGAACCCTTCTTCAAAAGCAGGCAAATTAGACAAAGCTACTGCTTCTTTGGAGTTAGGATCTAATTCTGATAACACTCCTTTTTTGAATTTAGTTCTAAACAGCTCAGGTTTTTTCTGACCCATCGTTCTGGCAAAGCTTCTTTCTCTCTCATTCCGAGCTGCTTTATAAATCTGTTCGTTATCCCGAGCGATAGCACTTGTTAAAGAGAGAACTTCGTCTAAAACAGAGCCTTTTGTTACATCAAACCCAAGTAGACGTTTTATAATGCTAGTAAACTGGCTCCAAGCGCTTCGACCCTTTCGACTAAGTTGAATTGAATTTAACTCACGTTGAAACTGAGAACTTGTCAGTGCTTCGGATAAAAATTCGTGAAGATTACCTAATCCGTAATTATAACCGTTATACTTAACTCGGTCACCTCCGTGATTTGCGTTTAATTTTGCTTCAATCTGTTTACGAACCCCCATCCGCTTTATCGTTTCGAGATAAACTTCGGACAGCTCTCTTATAAGAAGAGGTTTACCTTGATCGGCTACAGTATTTTCAAGCAGTTTTAAATACTCCTTACCACTTATAGCAAGAGCCTTTGTTCCTGTTTTGTTAATTGTATAGCTTTTTACGTATTGATATATGTATTTAGCCGTAACAGCGTGAACAGCTTCGTGAACAATAGTTTCTAAAGGTTCTCCTTTTGCTACCCTTATTCCAGAAGCTCCTCCTATTTGTTGGGAAGACTCTGAATAGTGAGCTCGTTCATTTCCATATGTGAATATCTTAACCTCATTCATCATCTCAGGAAACTGCTTTCGCATTAACTTAAGAATATCCAAAAGTCCTTCCGTCCTTTCATCCATTCCGTCTATCATATTAGACTTCGGATCAATAAGAAGATCGACGGCTTCGCCAAAACTTTTTGGTCTAGACATTGGAAAAGTTACCCCTTGTTTAAGTGATCCTCCTTTTTCGTATCTTTTATACGTAAGAAGTCTATAGGCACCAATTTCAGCCAACGTAGGCTTCCTAGCTCCACCAGCACCAGATACTGGGACAGGCGAAGGTTGGTTAGTTATAGGGTCGATTACAAAGTCGTCTAATCCTAAACCCTGCTGCTCAAGGAACTTATTTCCTTCTATTTCGAGCTCCTCCTTTGAACGAGGTGAAGGAGGTGTTGGGGCGTCCGCATCGCTTCGTATTTTACGAACAAGAACAGCAGCTCCATTTATTTTCTGACCATCTTCTGTTTTTGGAGCAGCTGCGACTTCAAAATTATCCCCCAGTTGCGTCTTAACGTATGTTTCAAGTTCTGACTGGGTAAAACCTTTTTGAAATGTTCCAGTTGCTTGATCCCCAATCACAAAGGCGTTTTCTTCACCTTCAAATGTTGTTTTGTTCTTAGCTGCGGACACGTCACTTACTGTCCGAGCTGTTATGATAGCCTCTCCTTCAGGTTTAAGAACTCTTCCAATATCTTTAACAATACCATCCCTAACGTCTTTAGGAACTACATTGATAACTGAAGCACTGATTACTTTATCATACGATTCACTCGGTATACTACCAGAGTCCTTATATGTTGGATTAAATCCTTCTCTAGGAAACGGCTCGAAACTATCAGCTCCAATAGCTTCCGAACCTTTTCCTCTTCCTGCTCCGTAATCTAGGATGTTTCCAGTTTTACTTTTGTTAAGAATATCAGCAGCTTTTACATACGTTGGGGTCGTTGTGGCTACTTGTGTTTTCTGAGCGTTAGCTGCGTCAGGGACTCCCTCTAGCTTTGATTGTTTAGGGATCTCAACAATAGCTTCATCAGCTTTCTTAGCGGACTGAGTAGGTATAGACGGCTCGTCTGGTATAACAATCTTTGAATTCTCTGCCTGAACTAGCTGCTGTCCATACGGACTTTCCATGAACTCAATAGTTTTTCCCGAGCTCTGGATCATCTCATCGATGTCGTCCACAATGAGAAGAGAATCTTCGAGCCGTCGTATCTTACTACTTATGTTCTTTACTTTTCCTCTAGCTGGTCCTCCTCCTTTAGCTCTTACAATCTCCATCTCCTCTTTAAGAGCGTTGATCTGATTGTTAATGTTTTCTCTACTATTTTTCGCTGTTTTCTGAGCTAAGTTACGTCCCCACTTACCTGTCGAGGCGATGAGACCAAATCCAGTATTCAATCCTCCACCTATACCAGCAGCCAATAAATACTCGTATACGTCTCGGTTTTCGCGCTCGTTTAAAATTAGCTGGAGCTCTTGTCGCATAGCGGTTTCAGCAATTCCTAAGACAGCACCACTGACAGCAAGCTTACTTCCTTGTTTAACAAGTTCTCTTGTTTTCCAAAGTTTTTGATCCGCTAGACTTTTAGTCCCAAGTCCTAAAACGTTGTCTGCTACCTTACCTGTGATTGATGCTCCGAATACCGCAGAAGCAATAGCTTCTCCAGCAGAGTATTCGTCCTGAACACCCATTGAAATTCTTATCTGCTGTCCTGCTGCATTGCTAAGAGCCCATATACCAGCTTCTGCTACGGCGTATGTAGCTATACCACCTACAGTAGATGCTGGCTCAGGCGCTACGATACCAGCGACTGATGCCGTTTTCGCAGCTCTAAGAGTCTTAACAGCTGTTCTTAAGTAGTTAGCGCCTTGTGCAAATTTTGCAGATCGATGAAGTTTATGAGAAAGATAAAGACCTCCACCTAGTTCCGCTACGAGAGATGCACCCGTTGCTGTCCACTGTTTTCCAGCACTTACTTGTTCATCTATAAGCTGTCGAGCTTCTAAGGCAGCAAGTTGAGCCTCAGTTCGGTCCTCAGTATCAAACTCTGTATCCAAAGAAACAGAAGGCTTTTCAAGAGACCCTGATGGATTGGTGTAGTCTAATCGTTTTTCAATGCTCATGTTATATTTTTTAGTCTCTGTCTTCGAAGAATTGACCTTGTTCAGCTAAGAACGTGTTTAAAGTTGAGAAATCGTATATACCGAAATCTTGGAATGTATCTTTAATTTTTTCTTCTTCATCAGTCAATTCCTCAAGAGAAAGTTCTTTTATCATAACATCTTTCCAATCAGATGTTACGCGATTCAGTTCAGCGTCATTTCCAAACAGTTTTACGTCCTGAGCGGAAAGACCTGTCTCATCAAGAAGTTTCCACGAAGACGGATCCCAGCTTAGATAACCTTTGTTGATAAGAGACTTTTGAAGCTGAAGATCGTCGCCTCGCTGTAGCATTGTCTCTCTTTCGTTCTCAACAAACTTAGAGTAATATCTAATATTTGGGTTTTCTAAATGCTCGTAAACTACCTTCTTTGGTCTCTTTGCTTTATCTTTTACCTCAGCACTAGCTGTCTGTATTCGGGCTCTTTCGGTTTCACTCATTTCATCCTTAATTAATCCTCTGCTTTGAAATGCTTTATTAAAATCACTAGCTCGTTGAGCATACTCACCTGATTTTGATTGTATAAAATCCCGCATCATAACATTCCGCTCTTCTGCTGAAAGTAGTGGATCAAGATTTCTTGCGTAATCTTGTGCTTCCAAGCTGAGGTTAATTTTAAGCTGATCCGTCATTCCGCTAATCATTATCTTTGTTATATCTAGATCTTCTTCTAATCCTACTAAATCAGGAGCAACAGCACGATCTATAGCATTAACCAGCGTATCCTCAGAGTTTTTATAATATAGGTTATCGAACACCCAATTACCTTGGCTAAGTTCTATGTCTTTATCTCGTAGCTCTTGGAATGGAGAGAGTTTAAGACCTTGGGAAGATATCCACTGTTTTGCTGTTTTTTGTGGGTTATCCTTTTTCCACTCAGAAAAGTCGGAAATATACTGAGACTTTTGTTTGTCGCTTAAACTTGTAGTAATAATAGTTCTGTTTTGTCTGGTTACTAACTCTCGATTCAAATCTGCTTTTGTGTCAAAATATATGCTGTTACCGAGATCAGATCCGTTAATAGCCAGCTGACGAAGCGCTAGATCGTATCCTTCCGTAGAAGAAACAGGGTGATTAAAAATATCCTCTAATTTCTGGTTAATCTCTTCTTCAGAAATATTTGGGTTAATAGTTTCAAACGTATCAATAATAGTTTTTCTGGTAATGTTATCCATTTCTTCAGAACTATTTATTGCTGATAGTGATTCATAAACGGAAATAGCCTTACCAGTGTATGTTCTACGTATATCAGCTTTAGATAACTCGTCTTCCTGATCGCTTGTGTTATCGATCTGCTGTTTAAGAGCTGCAAATGCACGACGAGATTCTCCTGTGCGAAACACAGGTTTACCATTTATTTTAGTAGCTTCCGTAATAGCAATAAGCTTTTCAGCATCACTTACTCGTCCTTCGGCCAGTAGACCTTGAGCTTGGTTACTTACCTCAGTTGCCAAAATTTGAGTCCGTTCTATATTAGAGACGTTATCTTGAGCCATCAGGTTATCTCTATTCTGAAGGATATCAGGTAAGCTGCTAAAATCAGGTTGTATTTGGTTTCCTTGATCGTCTACGCGGCGGCGAAGAACTCCTTCAATCTGAAGACCTAGCTCTTCCTTTTGGGCACCTTTGTTATACGATACAATCCTGTCGTTATAATTACTAACCATATCAGAACGCCACCCAGATATGGCAGCATTCCAAACAGCTTTAGCCGCAGGATCGTTAGCATACTCTCCAACCTTTTCGCTGAAATCATTCCACTTTTCTTCGATGTAAGGGTCTAGCCTGCTATCTAAGAATTTGTTTGTCTTGGCTCCAAACTCGTCAATATTTAGTAGTCCTTCTGAATCGGTATCAAGAGATGGAAGAATGTCATAAGTAAGAGCTCTTTTGTATAGCGCGTTCCTGTATGCGTTGTCTCGTTTAAATGCAATAAACGCAGCAGGATTCTCTTTCTTAAGTGCTTTATATAAGTCCTTGTCCTCAACTCCTGCGGCTTGTTTTATTCCAATTTCTTCTTGAACGTCTGCGTAGTTTTTGAGAACACCAGAGAAACTTTGAAGAGACTTAGCTAAAGTAAGCGCCGTATTCTGTGTAGGAGCTTGCCGAACTTGGACAGAATACTGTCCAGCTGCAACGTTCGGAGCTCGGAACGTAGCTTCATCAAGGTTAAGGTCTACCTGTTCTCTTTCGCCTGAAGAGCCGAGAAGTTGTTTTAATGTTTTTTGAGCCATTATGGTTTTTTAGTTGCTGAATAAATACTCAGACCTGTGTTAACGCCGCTAACAAGCGCTCCAGCATAGTCAGGTTGTGCGATTGGTTTATTGATTGCAATCTGCGTGTTATAAGACTGAAGCCCCATATCCTTTAACCTAAGATCCCGAGCTACAGCCATCTGCTGTCCTTGTCTCTGGAGCCCGAAACGGTAGGTAGCTTCTTGTCTCGTGAAATCGTTTAACAACGCGTCTACGCTTAGACCAGTAACGCCTGACTCACCAGCAGCTACAGTTGCTCTCGATCTAGCTTCTCGTGCTTTTTTGGCTGCTAATTCGATTTCTTTTGCTCGCTCTTCGTTCTGGAACGCTTCTTGAATACGTTCAGCGGACATCTGTTGCAGCGCTCTTTGGTTTTCCGCTTCGCTTGCTTGCTTTTGGTATTTAGCCTGTGCGGCGGCGGCTTGTTGTTGTCCTCGTATGGAGAGAGCTGTTGTTGCAATCGTTGTTATAATAGCAGTTATTGCAAAACTCATTTTGTTCCTTCTGTTAGTAAATTAAAATCTGTATTTGAAAGTTTATAATCAAAAGAGTCTTCTGTTAATTCTTTTTCAATTTCTTTTAAATCAGTGTTGTTTGTTCTTTGAACGGTTATCCATGTGGTTTCTTCGTGGGTAAATAATACCCGTTGTGTGTCTGGTTTTGTCATACCAAAATATGGAGCTTTATAACGCTTGACACCTTCCTCAGTTAAAACCGACACATCTCCTGACATAATAAAATAAGGATGATCTTGTTTATGTATCTTGCTCACAATTACCTGACCAGCTGGCATTACGATTTTTCGTATATACATACCGTCGCCAAAGAAATGTTCCAAAGGATTAACAGCATCAATCTCCGCACGAGTTACCATTGCGTTCGGTAAGCTTTGTAGATTTTTATTAAAAAGAGTTATACTCTCTCTAAAATCCTCAACGGGCATACCAACAGAAGTTGGTTCTTTTTGTCTTATAATGAACTCGTAAAAAACTTGTCCACCTACTTCAACCTCTCGTATGAACTTTGCTCCTAGCCATCTAAGCCAGCGAACAGAGTCGTCGTATTCCTTTAGGACAATATTAGCCACACACGGATGATCTAATAAAAGGTGTGGAAGCAGTTCTCGTGATGCCTTAGCAAAGGTATACCAGTAGTCACGAACGCCCTTACTTCCAAGAAGCCAGATGTAGGGTATACTATCATCACTAGAGCCCACGCCAAACATGACGATTGGTTTACCATCAGGGTCTAAGCCTGTGATGGTTACGTCGTCGTTTCTGACTCCATACAGCAGTGCCTCTTCATTATCACCAAACTGCCCTACGCTAACTTCAATGGAGTCATACTCACGCAACAACGGAGCGAGCTCACGAGCGTGATCCTCAGTGGCAAGGACTGCCTTACAACCGTTGCTGTATTCTTTGATTAGCATATTATGCGTAAGCTTTGAATATAAACTTGTAGTTTGTCGTGGTTATGGTTTCGAAGGCACCTGAACTCTTGTTAGAAATTACAATAGAACCTGCTCGATTGATTCCTATCTCAGTCGAGTCCGCATAAACGGATATAACATTATTACCGTTGGTGTCTTGAATAAAGTCAACAAGGTCTCCTACAGCGTATCCGTTTACGGCTGTTGTGCATTTCAAATACACTTTAAATAACTCAGGAAGTTTGCCCAATCCGTGAGTAAAAGTAGCAGCCGTTCCAACAGCAGGAATAGTAACATCACCGCTTTCAGCCTTCACTGTAAACGGAATAGCCGTAGCAACACCCGTGCCGCCGTTAGCACTAGGAAGAGTCCCTGTGACCTTGGTTGTCAGGTCAATTCCTCCAGCAAGGTGAACGTTGTCCACCGAGCCGTCTACAAGGTGCTCACTGTCCACAGCATCGTCAGCCAGTTTAGTGCTGTCCACAGCATCGTTTGCCAGTTCACTTGTGCTGATTTCGCCAGTTGCCAACGCCACTGAGTGTGTAGACAGATCCAGTGTAAGAGAAAGCTTTTGATCTGTTACAGCGTTGTCTGCAATCTTAGCCGTAGTAATAGCTCCGTCCGCAATAAGATCCGTGTCTACGTCTTCACGCTGAGTGCTTTGATTCGAGTTCTCAGCCACCTCTTGGGCTACGTAAAGACCTTGTCGATAGGCAGCATCAAGATCACGTTCTGTGAGCCTAGAGCCGTCTTGGAAGTCAACGATAGGGGCAACTGTAGTCTTACGGTAGACCTGAACCTTTGAATACGGAGTAAGAACGTCAGAAACAGTTACGGTTTTTGCTGACGCACTGCGACCCGTTATCGTAAGAGGAATCCACGTATCGTCCGAAGTTCGTAATCCGATAGCGAACACGTCGTTGATGTCGATAAAGCCGAACGTAAATGTAAACGTGTCAGTGGAAAGATCAGTATGTTGGTTATATGAGAGAGACATGGTGATTATAGTTTTCCTTTAAACTTTGTTGTCTTTAGCGGTTTAGAATATCTAGGGTAGTCTTGTCTGTATTCTTTTAATTTATCATTTATTTTATTTAAAACAATATTTAAAATCTGACTGATGTCGTATTCGCTTGCTGTTTGTAAAAATAAAGATGTTGCTTTGTTGGATAGTGGTTGTGAAAAACTTTTTTGATTTACGTTGATACCTAGACTATAAATACAGGTAAGATTAGAATAAGAAATTAAAGATCCTCCAATTTTAAAATCCCCAATGTAGAAGTCATTCGGGGTTTTAAATACTATATTTGTTTTTGAGATTGAACTTAATGCTTGAGCTATTTCATACCCAATATTATTTGAAAAATTTTTCCTAGAACGCATGAGATATCTATCCGTAAATCGTATAGATAGGTATAATCCTCCTTTTTCAGATTCCCATTGTTGATCTTCTTTTGAAGTTTTTCCTGCTGATTGCTTTTCAGCAGTAACGATTAAGTCTTCTCCTTCTTGATTCTCCAGCAAATACAGGTGCGTAGATTCAACGCATTCAAAAATCTTGTGATTTAAATCTTTAAGCATAGCGAGAAGACTTTTGATGAATGAAACTTTCAAACTCAGCGCTAAGAAATGAGGACGAAAACACAGTATCGTTTTCCAACGTAATCGTCGTATCTTCGGCTGGAGCTAAAACAAAGAAACGGAAAACACCTTCTTTATTATCAGTCTTAGAAACAAAAGCTTCTCCTACTGTGTTTGCATCAAAAGTAGCAATAACAGAATCCCTTAGTTTTACATCAGCAGTTACTTTAAAAGTTCTCGCTTTATTGAAGAATATACTTCCTGATTTCAAACGAGAAGAGATAGCGTTTGTGGCTGTTTTGCTTGATTCACTTGGTGCTTTAAAGATCTGCCTAGAAAATACATATTTCATATTAAAAGGCAGCCCTATATAAACTTCTGTTTCTTCTTCAGGAGCATCCATCAAAGTGATGTGTCTAGTATGAGAAGTAGATTTAAGTAAACTACCTTTCTTAGAGTAGACCTCAAACTTGGTATTCGCAGGCGTAGAATACGGAAGATCTATATGAGTCTGTCCACTTTGAAGAGTTAACGGGAACCTATAATCCATAAGAATCTCAGGTTCATCTGCTGTTCCCTCTTGTTTTTCTAAGTTAATTTCTAAGATATTTGTAGAACCCTCTATCGTTGTTATTACATACAAACTTGAATCAATAAAGAAACTCGAAACTATATCTCCTTTTATCTTAAACTTAGACCACGCACTCAATACTTTAGCGTTGTTACTCCAGAAGTAACTATAGACATATATGGTATCTAAATCGTCCTCGGTAACGACAGCAAGCATCTGCTCTGTTGCTGATCCTGAAATGGTTTTAATATTTTTGCCAATGTAGAACGGAACGGCTTCCGTAATGTCGGAAGCGTCAAAAGTATTAGTGTTAGTGTTTACTGTATATTCTCTAAGTCCTGATTTTTGTTTTCTATCAAAGCCAAAATAAATATACGAACCAAGAGAAATAGGCGACACGAGTTCTGATGTCTCGTAGGAAGTTAAGGGAGAAACAGCGATAGTTTTAGCTGTAAGAGTAGGTTCTCCTTTAACAGAATATTGACCGCGACGAGTAAACAAAATAAGGCTATCTTGAAACCCGATTGCGTCTATAATGTTAATAACATTTTTAGTAGCGATACTTACATTGATAGGCGCTGAATCTAAAAAGCTAGAAACGGTAACTCTAAAAAAGTTAAAAAATTGGTCTGATTCAGAGAAAGTCAGTTGGTCGTTGCTTAAGACTCCCAATCTATTACGATGAATGATCAAATTAGATATCTTGTTTCCTACAAAGTTAGGCTGAGGATTTGAAGCTATGTCCCCTGATACTCGATCCTCTAAAGGACACGTTTCTACAACGAAAGAATTTAATTCGTCATTTACTAACCTATGAGGAAAGGTAGATACATCAATTCCCTTTTCTATACCTTCATTTGCTATCTCTATATATTCTCCTTCACCAAAAATGCTATTGTCATCAGTCTTAAAACTGACGTAGTAGTCATCTTGGTCTACGTCAGGATCGCCTAATATTTTAATTTTGAAATCGTTAAAGTTTCTTTGAGGAAGAGCTGAAAGACTTTCAACACTTTTGTAAGCTAAAGATAAACCTTCGTCAGCTAACCCGTCGGATGTAGAAATACTAAAAGACGCTCCGTCTGTCCTTTTAATGCGAATAACACCGCCAAGAGCTTCTGCTGTAAATCCAGAAGGGATGGCTCCGCTTACAGTATTATTTGTTCCAGCAGTTGTTCCTCCAGCAAGCTGAGAAGCAATATTAGACGTATCGGCGTTTTTACCTCCAGCAGAAGCATCCGCAGCCCCAGTATTTACAGTTCTTACGCCTAAAGATCCTAGTTGAGTAAGTCCGTTTACAGTAAAAAGAAAGGCAGCATCAAAGCGTATGTTGGCTAGTATGGGTTCAGTAATGGTAACAGAAAGTAGAAGTCCATTGGAGTTTGTCGATATTGCCATTGGAGCACTTATAGTGCTAATCCCGTTAGTCACAGTTAAACTGAGTATTCCAGTTTGGTTAGTTAAATTAGGAGTAAAATCTTCGCTAGATTGAATTATATTTACAATTGGCGATACCTCGATAGATGCTGTTTCAGGACTTCCTTCTGGATTACTGAGTGTTTCCCCATTTAAAACAATCGCACTCCCTGTCACTTCTCCTGTTTTACCATTATAAAAATCAACATCAAAACTTAAAACTGTTCCTGACTGTGGCCCTGTTTCTCCGAAAATAATGCTATATTTCTTTTCATAATCGCCTTGGTTAACTACAACAATAGCCTCTTCTGCAAAGCTGTCATTTACTTCGTCGGAAGCTTCAACGACTACATTCTTATTTGTAATAAAGGAGCTATCTCCTATGGTAATTCCTTTTAAATTAGCTAACGGAGAGCCACTTGTTCTGAGGTAATGTCCCTCTGGTATAGCCCACCCATCAGTATATTCTACAGTGTTATACCAGATGGAAGCTGGACTGCCTGTAAAAAGATTATAAGCATACAAATAATCTCCCGTATGTATTATAACATATCTTTCCGTAGCGCTTCGATCCACAAAATGAATAAAGCTATCTTGTTTAATTTTATTCTGAGTGACTTCTACAATGTGATTCGCGCCAGCTCTTTTTGACAGTCCGTCAGAAACACTACTTAAAGCATTTTCCTGTTCTTCACATTGACCTGCATATCTAATAATATCCGCTTGCTGTGAGACACCCTGTATAAGGTTCGGAACCGATGTGTTGATTAAAGGCATATCTATTAAAGAATATTCTGAGGACGGTTAACTCCAATACGAATAGCAGTGTCGTAGCTATCAAATATAGTGCGATCCGACGTTCCTGAGTCAAGCGATTCGAGGCGAGCTTTAGCGAACACTTCGTCTCGTAGGATAAGCTGTTCAATCTCAGGAGCGCCTAGCGAACGAGCCACAAGAATCCGAGAAGCTTTTAGGTTGATATAACGGCGAGCAGCTTCGGGAAGATAGTCCCATTCTAGGAAACGAATGAGATCCATCTTAACTGGTTTTGTAAATTTATAAGTGTTGTCTGTCAGGTCATAAAGCCTAGAACCGCGAACAACAACATTGTCTTTATGTCCATCTACTGAATCCGCAGAAAGGATATCTCCAGATAGATCGATGAAGTTGGTCTCTACGTCAGGACTAAAGGTAACATCCTTTTCGATATTAAAGAACCAACCGTCTACTTGAATACCTTTTGATGTCTCGTCCAAAATTGTTTTGGCCTGAGAGACGGAAAGAGGAAGCCCGACGTTATCCGAGATCGAGTTTACTGGCGCTTCGCCTAAGTAACCGATCATTACGTTAACGGCTTGTAGCTTGGTAGTAAGTAAGGACATAGTTCGTGAAATAAGGTAAAAGTAAAAAGAAGGAAAAAGACCCCCTTCCCACATTTAGTGAGAAGGGGATCAGAATGGATTCGATTACTACTGAACCTCTACGCAAGCTTCAGGACGGATGACACCGTGACCCATAGCATACTTAGCAACGAACAGAGTGCCTTGGCGCTCGATCTGGTATTCAGACTCGGTAGCAAGGTCAAGAAGCTTGACAGTGCCGATACCCGACTTGTGACCAGCAACGAAGCCAGTAGCACTAAGGTCGGCATTGTAGCCTGTGCCAGCATCACCGAACACGTCGTTCTTTGCGTTGTCGTCATCTTGATCCTGACTTGCGTCAGCAACAGAGATGTCAGCAACGTGATTCGACTTGAACAGCTTGATACCTGCTACCATAGGAGCAACGCCACGAGCAACAGAACCTTCACCACCGTAGTCGCGGTTAAGAGCGATGTTAGTGGTTGGGTCGCTGATCAGCTTGTAGTATTGAGTAGGACTCAGGATAGCGAAACGATCCTCAGATGGGACGTCGTTGTTATCCAGCTTCTCAGCAACTTCGAACAGTGCGTCAAGAAGACCTGTTCCAGTTGTAAGAGAAGCACCAGTGATCTGGATACCAGCCTTACCACCGCTGATGGTAGGAGTAGAGGTGCGAGCACCAGCAACAAGAGTCTTCATCGTAGCGATGTCGAAGCGTTTTGCCAATGCCTTACCCAGTTCTTGAGCGTAGATGCTACGAACGTCGTAGTGAGTCTTGAGCTCGTCGATGTTAGCAAGGAAGGTCGAAGCAAGCAACACATCGTCAATAGCGATGGTGACTTCGTTCTTCTTGATGTCAGACAGGTAAGAGTTACCAGCGTCAGCAATGTTTTCACCTGCTGTGTGATACTTCGCACTTGCGATACCTGTTTTGGGGAACTGAGCGGTCTTGCCGTTCTGAATGGTGCGAACCATGTGAAGCTCCTTCATTACGTTGTATTCTTCAAACGTAGTAAGGATCTCACCAGAGAACACCTTCAGAAAGAGAGCATCGACATCGTTAGCCCCGTTAATTTGACCCACGCGAGATGGGCTTGTATTTCCGTTAGCCATGATTGTTTGTCTTTCTATTTGGTTAGTTTTAGTTGGTTGGTTTGATCAGTCCTTATTCAGTTTGCTTCGTTTGCTCGCCTAATGTTATCCACCGCAGTGGGCATTGCGCTACTTGTCGCACACATTGTATTTAGACCTGAAAGTTGTTATTTCTTTTTACCGTATTGGACGGTAAGCCCCCTTACGCTTGGTAGCGTTCACAGAGGAGGGATACAAAAAAGCCCCGTCCGAAGACAAGGGCTGGTTGTTTTATTTTCTAAATCTCTTAGAACGAAGAGGTGACCGCAAGACGATCTTCAACAGTCTTACGATATGCTGGATCGTTCTTATATCGCGGATCTCGCATAGCTTCAGTGACCTGAGCTGCGGAGTTAAACGGCTTCACAGCGCTTCCAGATGTATTACCTTGGATAAGGTTAGGAGCTTTACCACCTGCGGAAGCGAACTGGGAATACAAGCCACGAACAGCCATCTGAGCTTGGTTGATTGAGCCCGATTCAACGACTTCGTTAAACGCGTCCAGTTCACTTTGATCTAGGTTCTCAGCGGCCCATTCAGCCATAGCGTTATAATTCTCTTCGCCACCTACAGTAGCCTTCACTTGGTTGGCTTGATTCTCCATCAACGCTCGTTGACCAGAAACGTAGGCTTCTACGAGATTACGAGCAAGACCTTGCTCTTCCAAAGCCTTTAGCGACTTTTCGGATAATTCACCGCTTTCGATAAACTCGTTGGTAGCAGAATCAATGATCTCCTGCATTACCGTCTGGTCAGGTTCAGCTTTGCTTTCCTTTTTCGAGCTCTCCTTTTCTTTGTCTCCTTCTCCGAGTTTAGACTGAAGCTCGTTATAAGCTTTTGCCATATCTTCAGGAGATTGAAACTTTTCAGGAAGCCAATCAGGACGATCCGACTCTACGGTCTGCGCTGCCTCAGTATCCTCGGCTTTGTTCGCTAGTTTAGCGTCCATCGCTGCGGCTTGTTCTTCGAGAGAGATGTTCTCAGAATCGGTAGATTCGTTGATGCTTACTTGGTTAAGTTGTGCCATAATTTAGTATATTGTGTTTACTTAGGTTTAGTATATTGTGTTTACTTAGGTAATGTTTTAAACGGATTGCTCTGCACCTATATTATCAGAGACCGCCTTAATACCAGCAGGCCCAAGCTTTTCTGTCAACTGCATTTGTTGCTGTTGTTGCATCATTGCTTGAATTTCTTCATCACTTTTAACAAGCCCCTGAGTCTTGATACCCAAGGACGTAGCGCGTCGTTTAAAGTATTCCCCGACGTTGACGTATTCCGCAACGGCTTGAGGCCCTACGACCTGAGCCGCACCTGCAAGGAACAGATCCAGTTTCTGGAGATCGTTACCTCGCCCAAGCGCCTCGACACCTGTAATGATCACAGGATTTACAATATCTTTAGGAAGCTTTGGAAGGCGCTTGGACTTGTTCATTGCCGACATGATTCGGTTAACAAACGGAATCTGGAGCTCGTTCGAAAGAAGAGAATAAAGCCCGCCGATAGCAGTCTCTAGCTCTTGGGAAAGCATACGAATCTCCTCAGCCGTAACACGTTCCGCATTCCGAACAACTCCAGAAGTCAGCAAAAAGGAATGACCGAGACGATCTTTGATCTCGTTCATTGTGACCTGAGCCACTTGGAAGTCGCTTCCCTTTTGAAGCTGAAGAGTAGTGACATCCTGAGCAGAACCTTGAACGATAGCACCGTTGGGCGCTTCGGCGAGAACACGCTGACGTGTGGTGCCGTTCGGGTTAACAAGAAACAGAACCTTTGCTGCTGCGGCGCTACCTTCGACGATAGCACGGGTAAGAGATTCAAGGGACTGGAGGTCGCCCAAATACTCTTCAACATATCCTCGTCCGTAGTTCTCTCCGTCTACACGAGAGAATCGAAGAGGAATGAATGGAGACTTATCTTTCTCATAAGCTCCCTCCGAGTTCGGAACCCGTGTGTCGTTGATGTCCTGAAAGATTTCCCACTTGTTAGAATCGTTAAGAAGGATAGCGGTATAGAGACTGACGTTACCGTCCGCATCCACGTCGTCACCAACAATCTGCTGCATCTCTTCAGGAAGAGTTTTGAACGAAAGGTTCTCACGAGTTACAATCTGAGTAACATTCCCCATCGGGTCACGTTTAACAACATATCGATCCAGACGGAACACACGCATGCCACCATCGTCTGGCAGATAGACAAGCGAGTTCCCTGTTATGATAAGCTGCTTGAGGGCTTCGTGGAGACCAGTGCGATATGACTCACGACTGATCTCAGCCATCACAGCTTCCTCTACGCTTTGTAGGGAAGCTTCAATCTCGGTAATCAGTTCAAGAGGTGCTCCCTCTTCTTGAAGTTTAAAGGTGTCTACGTTAAGACGAAAGAACGGGGCGTTGGGAGGTAGAAGTGCTAACAGTAATTTCGAGGCGAGGTTATTTACTCCTCTTGCCCCAACGCCCTGAAATGGAGTATCGAGTTTGCTATGTGCTCCGAAGCCTTCTTCAGGCATCACGTAAGGAAGCGTCAGCTTAGAGCACTGTCGAGCTCTGTCTAGGTATTGATACCTGTGTCCTTCTAAAGAGCTGTAAAGGGCTTTAGCTGATTTGTTCATATAGGTTATTGATTTTCTAATTCGTTTACGTAGTAAAGGATTTCTCCGATAGTTTCTTTTTCCTCGATGCTAAACTCGTGGTTGTTCAGTTTTTGGAGGAACTCTGGAATCCTGCTCTCTTTTAGCGTCACGCACCCACTCGGCAATATGCTTGCGATGCTCATTGTCGCGGCGAGTAACAAGCTCTTTAACATACTCTCGTTTCAGTTTAAGAAGTAAGGCACCAATCTTTGGAAATGCTATAAGCAGCTGAACGATCAGCGAGATCACGACTATTTATCCTTAGCTTTACCAATGTTAAGAGCGAGCCAGTCCACAACCTTGTAAGCTTTCGATGCAAGGCCGTCATCTTTAGGCGTAGGGGTAAGGGCTGCAATGGCAGAAGCCGCAGCTACGACAGCGGTAAGGGCAGTAACAATACTGTCCACGTTGGATACTAGGTATGCGATGATTTCTTTCATAATGTTATTTGATAAGTCCCTTGGTAATCTTGATGATCGAGACAACCATGTAAACAAGGGTGGCGACACCAACTAGCAGGCTAACAACCTCACTGATTGGAGCGAGGCCGAGGGTGGCAAAGAAGCCCCCTGTGCCTACGAGTGATTTTGTGATTACCTCTTCCATGTTACATTAGGTCTTCGGTTGGTTGTGGGAAAGTTACATCAGGAGTTACAGTCGATTCCTCAATCTCGTCCAAATCGTATCCAGTCACGTCCAATGCCCAGAGGCCGTCAATGGTCTCCTTCGGAGCAGACACGTAGCGTGAGCCTCTCCCCTCAGTGTGGTAGGCCAAGCCCTGTGCAATCCCCTCCTCTTCGGAGCGATCCCATGCGTCTTGTTCGGTTGAGTATAGTAGGTATATACTCATTATGCGATATTGTATTGAGATTTAATGTTGGCCATAATTCCATCCCTTCGCGTTCCGTCAACCGATGGATCAAGCAGGATTTCCCTAACTCCATTTTGATCTAGCCTTCCAACATTTGAAGCATTTCCGTAGGAACCGATTGAAAAATAGTCCGCTGTGACGTCATTGTCGTAAGTTCCGCTTATTGAATCAGGAGTTGCCAAGGAACCATTTATATAGACACTTATTCCATTTGCTGTAACATCAAAAACGGTTGTAATCAAAGTATCAACTCCATTGTAAGTCTGGAAAAAATTGTTATAGGCCAGCACTCTTGTCTGTGTTCCAGCCGTATTTTCTAAAAATACCTGTAAATTATCGGAGCTAACGCCACGAAACAACAAAACCCGATTATTTGCAATTTGAGTGTTGTCGGTTAATGACCATAACGCGCCGCCAATTCCGCCTGTAATGTCTGCAACCTGTGGACCATTTAACACGCAATGCACCGTAACTCCAGACGATACGGATACATCTGTGTCTCCACCAATAAGAGCGAAAGTTCCATCACCAAAATAAATTGCGTCTGTCATCAATGCTCCGTTATTTACGATCTGCGGCTGATTGCTAGCAACACTTTGCGTCTGATCTATGCCGTTCCCACTCTGGTCATACCATGTTTCGACAAAGCCATCCACTGTATTATCATAAGCAGGGATTCCAGTGATGCCGTAGGTTTCCCCAATGTTCGCCTCAATCGCTGTGCGGTTGTCGGATTGGTCGGAGGGGTAAAATATAGCTTCCTGAACTAAACAACTTGGTGTCCCAGCAAAACTTTTTCCTATAGAAATAGGATTTACAATAGCCGTAGTATTTGGTGTTCCATACGTTTTAATACTTGTTCCATTCTTGTAGCCCTCAGCACCCGATGAACCCGCAATCAATGACGTTATTGCTTCCGTAGAATTAATGGATTCTGGCTGAAGTTGAGCTGACTCATCTCCATATCTAAATCCATAGGTATTTCCGTATCTGTAAGGATTACCAAATCTATTTGAACCGTTTCCTATTTCGGTTATAGACGCAACTTGACCACCGCCAGTTGTAACTGTTGATACTACAAAAGAAGATGCGTTATTTAAGGTAAATAATGAAAGATCTGAAGTAGATAAACTGTCATCCACCCCATCAAAATCAATCCCACCAGAAACCAAAGCCCCACCATCAACAATCTTAGGCTGACTTGCGGCTGTCCCTTGAGTTGCATGGTTGTCGTTCCCTGACTGGTCATACCATTTGGAGACGAAGCCGTCGAAGTCGTAGAAGCCCTGCCCTGTAAACAATGCTGGCGAGCCGTTGACGGTGCCGTCGTTACTGCCGATTTGGTCTGTCCAGTCGGCGTTGGTGTTACCGTAGCCTTGATAGAATGATTCATATTCACCGTCTCCATCAGTATCATATCCCACATCCCATACAATATACTCTGATTGATTCGCAAAATCTGACCCCATCCACCCGAAAGTTGCTATATTGGAAAATCCTAAACCTACTGGGGCTGTGGATGATATTAAAACACCATCGCTATATAGTCCAATCAATCCAGATACATTTTTAATTGAAAGGTTGTAAGTATTGCCAACTTGTAATGCAGGTGATATAGACAAAGTCCGAAAGACGTATCCCTTAGTCCTTAATGCCAATTCACTTGCACTAACAAATCGGGCAAAACTTTCTTGATTTCCAGACTTAAAACCCACGCCCTCGCCTACGGTGTCAGTGAAAATCATAGAAAAATCAATAGACCAATCATTAGTGTTGGGAAAAGAAACTGCGGCATGATTTATAAAATCATCCTCCCCATCAAAATACATTCGCTTGTTAGCCGCAGGACTTCCAGTCGATCCAGCATCAGCAAAACTGATAATGTCAGCATTGTTGATGTTTCTGCAAAAGTTAAGAAGCGTCCCATCAGTAACCTCAGCCGCAGTAAAGGAAGCCACTGCATCGTCACTAGACCGCCTCACGTCCACCACGTTCCCTGTGTAGGTCGTGCTAAGGTTACGCAAGCTATACGCAGCAGCAGGAGTTCCAATGCTCTCCCCTCCCTCTGGAACTGGTGTGCGCCCATCTTCGGTCTCCTTGCCGATGTCCAAAGGTGGAACAGTCTGGGAGTTCACCCAGTTCACCATCTCGCCACTGCTTACTTGAGAAGCGGTGAAGTCTTTTTCGTCGTTGTCGCTTGCTCTGCGAACACGAACAACATTCGCGTTATAACTACCCAGCGCACGTAGCGAATACGCAGCAGCAGCGCCTCCGTATTGACTCAGCAAGGACAGGTTGCGCTTGTCTCCTAAGTCTTCAGTGAAGTCGAAGGATAACGGAGCGGTCAACGGTTCGGTCTGACCTGTGTAAAGATTACGAGTAAGGCGCTGCTGTAGCATCTATATTAGATAACAAGAGGTTTAACCAGAATAGTAACGCTAAGAGAAGCGCCGCCGCCTGATACGCTGACCCGAAGTTCGGCCTGAGGAGTAATGAACTGAGCACCGCCAGATGAAGAGAGCGTGGTGTCGATTCCGACATCTACCCACTCGGCACCAATCTTGTGCTGAAGTTTCACAGTCGCTCCGTCGAACGTGCCTGAAGCAAGAAAGGCACCGAGGCGTCCGTTCCAGTCAGGCACTAGGGTTTCACCGTTAGCGGTGACCGTTGTGTTTAAGGATTTAAGTGACATGGTATATATGGATTAAGTATTAGACCCGAGCCCCAGTTCCAGACGATCCAATGTTTACTGAAGGACGGCGAATTGTTAGTGCGCTTGCACCTCGTTTTTTACTTGAAGCGGAAGAGGCACGAGTAGTTTGTTTAACCTGCTCTGCCATCTTAGTAGGAGGAGGAGGAGGAGCTGGAGGAGGAGGAGGAGGTGGAATTTTAGGTGCGGAGCCCATAATATATTATACGTGGTTTGAGTTAGTTTGGGTTGAGAATATTTTCGTTCTGGATCTCGTATTGATTCCGTAGGAAATTTATAACAGACCGCTGACCGTAGTGATAGTTCAGGTTAGGGATCGAATCGGTAGCCTCAAAGTCTCGCATCGGAAATGCTTCTTCAAGCGATTTCATAAGCTGGACTGAGACCATCGGAAATGTTTCGGTATTATGATTCATATAGGGGGCTCTCTCTATAAGTCGTTCAGTTCTTCTGGAAGCCTGCCTTCGCGGATCCACTCCCTTGTCTGCACAAGACACATAGCATTCCATATGACAGCGCCGCCGTGATCCTCGTCGTAGCGCTCCTCCATGAAGGCCCAAAGGTGTCGATAGAGAGCGTCAACATACCGAGAAAGGGGGATACCCTTTTCCCAGTTATTACGTCCGTATTTCTCTGCTCCGTCTTCGAACCGCTTGGCGGCAGCTCTCAAGGCATCAATAGGTAAAAGGCTAGGACATCCCTTGCCTTGCATTGCGTCTCGAACGGCACCCGTTTCAAAAGTGCTACGCTCTCCGCTATCTGGTAGTTTACTATTTGTCATATGGTCTCCAATCTAAATCGCTCATTGATCTAAGAATTCGTGCAAGCCTAGCATTTGTTACGTAGTCTTCCTCGGTCTGGTTCTTTGACTCGAAAGCCTTTTTAACCGAGTCCCAAGTGTCACCGTGTTTCTCGATCCACTTGGATGCAGTCTTATCTCCGAATCCCTTTACACCTTTGTAGTTGTCAGCCGTATCTCCAACCATTGTCTGGAGTCGAAGAAAGGAATCAGCGTCAGCCTCAGTAACAACAACCAGTTGTCCGTTTCGGAACAGCTTACATGGCACCGTAAGGTAATCCTTATCCGTTGCCCAGATAATACTATCAGGGTTAGCCACTGCCCACATTCCAATAAGGTCGTCAGCTTCTAAGCTGTCCTTTGTTTCGGCTCCGTATGTAGCCTCAAGATATTCCTTCGCTCCGCTGAGTCCAAGAGGTTTCCGTGCGGTGCGGTTTGCCTTGTAGTCAGAGTAGATCTCCTTCCGAAAATTCTTTGAGTCGGAAAGCGCAACGCGAACATTCATTATACCTGTGTCTCGCTTTGCTTGGGAGATCTGATACTCCAAACTGGACTCGATACTACTTTGCGAGCTTGTTAAGCTATACGTATCTTCGTCCCACTTGATCTCAGTCTCGGAAGAAAAACAAGCGCGGTAAGCGATCTGGTCGCCATCTATTAAAACGTGTTTACTCATTAGCTGAATTTGGTTATAAGGAAGTAAGGGATAAGAGTCAGGTCGGTAGGACGTAGCTTTGTCAGTAGGTCTTTTCGATTATATCTGGTATACAATTTATACAGACAGTCGTCTGCTTTGTCTACTATTGTTTTCATGTCTACCTTAGCAT